TGAGTAACTCTAGCCAGATTTACGGTCAGGCCGCTAGAGGCATGGTTACATCTGGCTTTGACGCTTGGCGGGTTGTGCATAAGTTTGTGGATGATAATTCGTTTGACCAAGATTTGCTGATTGAGAAGATCGCAAATCCGCTAGATAGGGTCTGGTTTGACCCATCCGCAGAGCTTCAGGACAAGTCTGATTCACGCTACTGCTTTGTTCTCCATCCAATATCCACTGAGGAATACAAGAGCCGCTGGCCCGAAGGTTCGGAGCAATCTCTGTCCGATGATCGAGATGGGGATGCCTATTACGACAAGGCCGAAGTAATCAGGGTAGGCGAGTTCCTCTATGTAGAGTCCCATGAGCGAGAGCTTGTAATGATGTCTAACGGGCAGACGCATGAAGTTGATGATGACTTTCAGGCTGTCATTGATGACTTGGCGGCTCTGGGTGTTACCGAGGTTAGAAGGCGCAAGCGCAAATCTCACAAGGTATGCTCACGATTCTTTGACGCAGGGGATTGGCTTGAAGAGAAGAAAGAGACAGTATTTAACCGAATTCCTGTTGTGCCTGTTTACGGCAATTTTAAAATTAATGAGGCGAAGACGATATATTGGGGCGTTGTAGAGAAGCTACTCGATCCGCAAAGAGTGATGAACTACGCGCTATCCAGAGAGATTGCCGAGGGTGCATTGGCTCCAAGGGCAAAGTACTGGATGACCTCTACACAGGCTTTGGGGCATGAGTCAGAGCTACAGACCCTAAACACCAACAGTGATCCTGTGCAGATATTTAACCCAGACCCAGAGATGCCGCAGGTTCCGCAGCAGCAGGGCGGGGCGCAAATCAATCCTGGACTGAGAACTGTCTCTACCGCAATGCAAGGAATGATGGCTTCTACGTCTGGTATGTTTGCAGCAAACATGGGCGAGAGCGTTAATAACCAGTCTGGGACGGCTATTAAGCAGCTCCAGAACGCGGGCAACAATACAACCTACACCTATAGCCGAAGCATGGAGATAGCGATAACCGCTACTGGCAAGCTACTCAAGGATGCCATCCCTACTGTTTATGACACAGCGCGAACAGTGCGAGTCCTGCGCGAAGATGAAACCTTTGATATGGCTGAAATCAATCAGCGCGTAATGGATAAGGAAACTGGCGAGATTGTCACTGTCAACGATTTATCAGTGGGAACGTATGACGTTATCTGTCGAGCTGGCCCTAGCTTTAAAAACAGACAGCAAGAAACTATTGAGGCTATTACCTCACTAGCACAGGTCGATCCATCGCTTATGCAGATTGCGGGAGACTTGTTGCTTCAAAACATAGCGACACCTGCGGCAAGCCTTATAGCCGAGCGCAAGCGTATCCAGATGATGCAGGCGGGTCTAATTCCTCAGTCTCAAATGACAGAAGAAGAGTTGCAAGAGATGCAGCAGGCTCAGATGATGGCGCAGCAAGGCGGTCAGCCTGATCCTAATATGATTATCGCTCAAGCCGAGCAATTGAAAGCCGAGTCAGAAATGCTCAGAGCGCAGATCGAGCAGGCGAAGCTACAGAATGAGCAGATCAAGATACAAAATGATCAGTTTAAACTTCAGCTTGAAGCTCAGAAGATGCAGTCGCAGCAGATGGACAATCAGGGTGATCAGCAGATTGATGCGTTTAGGGCAGAGACTGACAGGATGGATACTCAGATACGGGCAGAAGAGGCTGGAGCAGACGTTGACTTGAAGAATACGAAGACTCTAGGCGAACAGATCAATAACCAGCAAAAGATGACTGAGATGCAAGAGGCACAGCGCCAAAGAGAGATTCAATCAATGTCTACAATGGACTTGGAGAGAATAGCCCGTGGCTTCTAGTTTAAGAGAGCTAAACCTTGATCCCTTTGGGCAGCAGCCACAAAGGATTCCGATTTATCGTGATGAACCGGAGTTTGTTGATAGGGTTAGGAATAATCAAAACTATCCGGTTATTAACAATCCTGATGGTTCTGTATCCACGCACCGAATGGCAGCGGAATCTGATGCTAACGGCAATTGGTATGTGTTCCCAACTATCCAGATGCAGGACGGCAAACTTATTGAATACTATGATAGCCGTGAGGCAATGGATGCGGCATTCAAGACTGGTAATATTTTAAGAGCGCCAAACAAGCAGTCTGCTTTAAATTATGCAGAGGGCGCTTATAAGAGAGATACAGGTCTTGGAGATAGGCCCGTCAGCACTCTTAGAGGTCTTCAAGAGTTATCGCCTTCTGACCCTCTGTATATACATCAAGACCCCATGCCTGCTGGGGCAGATATAATGACTCAGCAGGAGGCTATCTCAGAGCTAGGCAACAGGGAGATGGCGGCAAGTGCGGCAGGAACGGTGTCTCCTTTTGAGTCTTCATTCAACCCAACGAACCCTAACTTCAGGGCAACAGCCCAAAACGCCATAAGCAATATGCTCGGCGGCAGCAACATATCTTCTAGTGATAACTATCTTGGCGGGAGGGTAGCTAACACCCTAACTAGCTTGCTAGATTTTGCCCCAGGGCTAGGTGATGGCATGGGCATTGGCGATACGATGACCTCCTACAGGCAGGGCGATATGCTTGGCACTGGCATCAACGCACTGGCTACTGGAGTTGGTGTGTTGCCTCTGGTTGGTGGGCCTGCGTCTAAGGCAGTAAAGGCTGGAGCTAATAGAGTTAGGTCTGCATTGCGTGGGATAGACGCATGGCATGGCTCTCCTTATGAATTTGAGAATTTCTCAATGGATAAGATAGGAACTGGCGAGGGCGCACAGGCGTATGGTGATGGGATTTACTTTGCTGAACAAAGGGGTATCGGAGAGGGCTATCGAGAAAGACTATCTGCCGGAAAAAAGAGAACCCAGATAGGAAATAAATTGGGGATGCCTGACAGTTATGAGGGCGAATTGTTTGTTAATCAACTTGCACTAAATGATGGCGATATTTCTAAAACATTGTCAGACCTTGATGGCTACGCAAAGAGTTTTAGACAAGATGGGGATTACCAGCAATATAATACATTAACCGCATTTGGAGACAGGGTTAGGGAGGCTTATCCCAACGGTGGAAAGTTAAACATAGAGGACGATTTCGGCGCTCTCTACAACGTAAACCTAAACGTAGAGCCTGATGAACTACTGGATTGGGATGCGCCTTTTAGCCAACAACCAGAAAAGGTACAAAAATCACTCCTTGAAACCATGAAAGACAGAGGTTTTGACGATTCACAGATACAGTCTTTTGTTGACGGTGATAAATCTGGCGAGCATTTTTACAACTCTATAAGCGGGATTCGTGGCATGGAGCATGGGAGTGATTCCCTGAAATCACGCGGCATACTAGGAATACGCTACCTAGACGGCACAAGCAGGTCACTTCCAGATTTTTACATATCATCACCTGATACAACGGTGTCTGGGAAATGGATGGTAAAGGATATAAACAATCCAAATTCACAAGGCAGTCATTTTGATACAGAGATGGCGGCTAAGTCATACCTTGATGAGATTCAAAGCAAGCCCACAAGAAACTACGTCATGTTTGATGACTCTCTAATAGACACTAAGCGAGTCAACGATAAGCTAACCGATAGCTGGATGAACCCAGAGGCTAGGATGGCTAGAGCAGATGAAATGGGATTCAATAGAGATATTTACCATAAAACATGGGGAGAAAACTTTGAAGGTGACAATGCCTTCTCTTCTTTTGACCCACAAAAAATGCAGCAAAGTGATTACGGGTACGCAGGGAAAGGTGTGTACGCAACTCCCAAGCCTCTTGGGGGCAGCACCTACGGCAATGTGACAATGCAATTAAAAACCAATATCAAAAACCCATATATACGAACCGCCGACAATTTCAAAGATGAATTAGACCCTTATCTGTGGATTCCAAAAAACTCAGAACGACTTGGCAGCAATGCCGAGGCTTCGGCTGCATGGACTGAGATGATGCAGTCCAACGGGTACGATGGGTTTATTGATGAGGCTGTTGAGAATGGCGAGATAGTGATCTTTGATCCTAAGAACGTGCGATCTATTAACGCTGAGTTTGATCCAACCAAAGCTGACAGCTCAGACTTACTATCAAGCATCTCTCCAACTCAATCATCGTTAAGAAATATAGCCTAGCCATGTTCCACGTGAAACCTACTCAACAGCAGGCAGGTAGTTGAATAGCAGATCACTATCACACTCGATAGTAACCCTAGCCGTGTCAGTAGCCACGTAGTAGGTGATTGTAGGCTGTTCCGCTATATGGCAGTCAATGTTATCTACCTTGATGATTATTGGCGGCAGTACCTCCTCAAGCGGTTCAGGAGCCTCTTCTTTAGCGTAGAGTGAGCCAACCATGTAGGCGGCTAGGCTCACAACGATTATTGCTATAACTGAATAGTGAATCTTTGTCATCGTTAACACTCCGAATATTCTATTAGCCATCTATCTATCGTCTTTAGGCAGTCTTCATCGCTAGAGTTGATATAGCCGTGCTTATCGTGGACAACAGTTTTTATTTTATTTATAAGCCGTTTGTGATGCCATATCTCTGTTTCAACCACGTAATTAACTGCTTCTGATTTATCTGCGGCTTTTTTTATAGAATTAAGGCTCGATGTCAAGGCTTTCATAATACAAACCCATTGCGTGGCTTCAAATTCAAATTTAAATTTGGTATCACGCCTTGCAGCCTCCATAAGACTATTTGACTGATTGCAACTTGTGCAATTAGTGTCAAGATTGGCAAT